GGCGCTCGACGAAGGCGCTGGTGCAGAACACGAAAGGTACTGTCACGGCGATAGATTCGTGGAACGAGGACCCCACCTTGAGTCGTGAGATTGCGGTCGCCGGGAATCGCATCAACACAGTGATGCCTCCCAATTACCTGTACGAGGAGTTCATGCGGAATCTCGGAGAGCACACGAACCTGACCGTGATGCGCGGCAAGTCCCTTGACGCAGCGGCTTCGATGAACGGCGACAAGTTCGACATGATATTCATCGACGCCTCGCACGACTACGCCGCCGTGAAGGCGGATATCGAGGCATGGAAGCCTAAGCTCGCGCCCGGCGGCGTCCTATGTGGGCATGACTTCGACCCCGTCAAGTGGCCCGACGTGGTGCGTGCGGTCAATGAGCTTCTCCCCGAGGCGAAGCTCGCGGTCGATTCGATTTGGATGTGGCAAGAAGGAAAATGACAACCGAGCCTAAATCGTGGAGAGTTGGAAATAGGACCGTCACGCCCTACTCAGCGGACGACGAAGACGAACGGGGCATCCTGTTCGTCTGGGAGGAACCTCGCAATGACTCCACTTACGTCGTGTCTGTTGACCCTACAGTTGGACGTGCCGGTTGGTCCAGAGAGTTCCGAACCGAAGCCGACCTCGACACAGATAATGCGTGTGTCGAGGTGTTTCGTGCTGGACGAGACGGACGTCAAGACGTGCAGGTGGCTGAATTCGCTGCCCCGGTTGACGCTATCGACATCGCCCCAATTGCTGCGACTATTGGACTACTGTACGGGGGAAGCCATGAGGACGGTCAAGCTCTACTCATTGGAGAGGTTACGGGGCCTGGAGCGGTCACGCTCCGCGAACTCGTAGACCGCTACGCCTACACGAATCTGTGGCAGTGGACCCAGTGGGGCTCCGCTGCCGTCCGCCGCACCCAGCAATACTGGTGGTACTCGTCGCGCTCTGCGAATAAAGACCTGTGGATGCGCGGGCTCCATCACATCCAGAAGTATGGCGTTGTGCTCAAGTCGAAGTGGCTCGTCGAAGAGATGGCCGATTGCGTCTCGGACCTCTGGACCCTAATCGGCGAAGCGCGCTACGGCCGCCACGATGATAGGGTGATGTCCACCCTGTTCAACCTGTGGGCGATGCACGACTGGTCCACGCGCGAGAACCTTGAGCCCTTGGAGCGACCGTCAGAGCAGAACGCGCCGCGGTGGGAAGCCACAGATATTTCATATGATTCCATGATAGAGAATTGGAACGAGCGGGTGGCGGCGCTCGGAGATGACTAAGGCCTATTACAACGAGAACGACCCATTCGCAGCGGCATGGCTCCGTAATCTTATTGCGGCGGGCCATATCGCCGATGGCTTCGTCGACGAGCGTTCAATCGCGGATGTAAAAGTGGAGGACTTGGATGGATTCACCCAGCATCATTTCTTCGCAGGTATTGGAGGATGGAGCTACGCCCTCAGACTCGCAGGATGGCCTGACGACAAGCCCGTGTGGACAGGCTCCTGTCCCTGCCAGCCCTTCAGCGCTGCCGGACAACGAAAAGGATTCGGTGACGACCGCCACCTCTGGCCCGAGTTCATGCGGCTCATCCGCGAGTGCCTACCTCACGTCGTCTTTGGAGAACAGGTTGCGAGTGCGCTTGGCTGGCTCGACCTTATTTCAGGAAACTTGGAAGATGAAGATTACGCCGTCGGGTCGGCTATTGTGGGCGCACACAGCGTCGGTGCGCCGCACATCAGGCAAAGAGTCTACTGGGTGGCCGACGCCCCAGAATCACGACGACAGACTGCGCGGCAACACGAACGCGGACCATCATTACAGACCGCACGACTTGCCGAATATGGCGATGTGGAGCACGCCTCGCTCGAACAAGCGGGGCTTCCCGGACGCGCATGGGAGCAAGGAAGCGCCAGTGGCATCGTGGGTGAGTCCGCAGAAGGGCGATGCCGACTGGGGAGGTCAGGCGAAACGCTACATAACGCCGACTCATGCGGTGAGATTGAACGACCAAGTGATGACGGCCTCATGGCCCTCCCCAATGGCGGGGACTCCAGCACAGAAGGGCTACAACGAAGCGGGGAGCACGGACTCGGGACGGAGGACACAGGAACTCGTGGGATGGGTGTCGCCGAAAGCCTCAGCGGACAAGATGGGACGCCCACACGACAAGGATTGGGGCGACTTACAGGCACAAGCTACTGGAGCGATTGCGACTGGCTCCCCTGTATCGACGGAAAGTCCCGGCCAGTTGAACCCGGCACATTCCCGCTGGCTCATGGGATACCCAACCGAGTGGGACGACTGCGGGGCTACGGTAACGCGATTGTCCCGCAAGTCGCGCAAGCGTTCATAGAGGCCTATATGGAGGCTTGCTGATGGATTCAGCAGCGAAGCAGGTAATCGTCCTCTTCAGCTACGAATACGTCAATCTCACCGCGGTCCACACTCACCTTCAATCGCTCGCACCCGCACAGTTCCACATCGCCTCCAAGAATGGATTAGGCAGAACCATCCTCCAGCTCAATAAGTATCCGGCGGCGCCCATTAAGTGGACTCCCACCTATAACTCGTCGCATCTCGGCACTCACTTCGACTCCGCGCTCCTCTTCTGGGACGGCTCCGACCCCATCCTCCGCCCCTCAGTAGAGTTCTTCGACAAGCACCACATCCCCTATGTGATTGTCGGCCCCGAAGCGAAAGTCATTGCACCCTCGCGGTTCTATGCTACATTCCAGAATGGAGACACGAAGATGTCCTCTCATCCTCCAGCGCAAATCGTTGACCCGCCGAAGCCGCCCGATGCCTATGGGCAGTCTCAACGCGAATCGCGCACCCGCGTCATCCTCATGCTCCCCGATTCGCTATTCCACCAGTATGAGGACCAAGCGAAATCCATAAACGTGAGCGTCGAGAAATTGCTGAGCGACCGTCTCCGCACCTGTGTCGAGCACACCTCGGGCCGGGGGCTCTACTTCGACTCCGCCACCCGCGCGGACCTTGAGCGCATTACTGGGGGCCATCTCATCCCGAACGCCCAGATTGCGATCGAGAAGATCAAGACCGTCGTCAATCTCAAGGTCGGCGATATCACCATCGAACTCACAGAGCGGGTGCTCGCTCGCTGCGCTTCTCGTGCGAAGTCCGAGCGCAAGACCCTCGAGGATTACGTGAAGAAGGAAGTCATTCTCGGCCTTGAGCGTGTAACTGGCTTGAGGCCGTGGTAAAGGAGCAATCATGGGAGATTTTAGAATCGAAGTGAATGCGACTGGTGGGCATGGCTGCCAGCGAGAAGTCAAGAGCGGTGAGTTCGTTGAGGGTTGTGGCCTTCCGAATTGCCCTGACTGTATCGCCAGAAAGTTCGTCGCCGAACTAAAGGAGCGCGGAGTTTCATTGAAAGACGCTCTCCTAATTCACTGGCCCAATTCTGACCCTACAATCGTAGATAACCTGCTCACAAAACGTAGAGGAGGTAGCTTCTAATGGCACGTTCCAAATCCCCCATCCCCACTCCCGTTGACGAAACCACTCGCCCCGAAACCGACCTCGAGCACTCCCAGCGCTACCTCAATGACATTGATCGCGCGACGTGGCGGGGTAATCACGCTCCATCCAAAGGCGCGAAGGGAATCGTCCACAAGGTCTCTGTAGCTGAGAACGTCCCACATATCTACAAGCCCGGCTCGTAATCGGAGCCCATCCCCAATCACGAAGAGGTAACCCAGATGGCGACATTCGGCGGTAAAGAGAAGCCAGAGTTCAAGTCCAAGTTCGGCAAATCAGGCGGTGAAATCGGCAAGTCCAAGCCCTTCGGCAAAGCGGAGAAGAGCGAGAAGAAGTCCGCCGGCCGCAAGAAGTATTAAGGGAGCCAGAGATGCCCAAGTATTTGGATCTTGAGTGTCCCTGTGGCGCTCAGGTCGATGACCTCTTCGTGATGAAAGTCCCTCCGAGAATCGTCCACCTTGAATGCGGACGTGAGATGGAGCAGGTCTTCCGCCTCCGCCCATCTATCCCCGCGCTCGAGAAGAATCTCGCCGTGGTGTTCCGCGACAAGCATGGCCGGATTCGCTACCCCGGCCGTAATGACGCGCCGACGCCCTCGGGCTGCGAGCGCCTCGTGATTGCGCCCCGCGAGATGGACCGATTCTGCCGCGAGAACAATGTCCTGCACGAGGACTCCAATTTCAACCGTGGCGGTCGGGGCTACGACGGCGGTGGGACTGACCCGCGACTCCCGAGTGAAGAGAAGCGCTACGAGCGGTTCAGGGAATCGACAAGAGGGATAATCTAAGTGGCCGAGCCCCAAGCCCCCGCAGGAAGCCTCAATGATAGTGAGCAAGAGCATCTCGACGCCGTTCTAGGCTGGGCTAACGACGCGCTCGCTGAGGGCGAATCCTTCCTCAAATCCCAAGTTGGGTACTCACAGATTTCTACATGCATCGACTACATCATGGGCGACTACTCCCGCGATATGGTCCCCGGCTCGTTCTCGAAGCTCATCGACAATCGATTCGGCAAGATCGCCCTCGACTTCGCCGGCGCGATGACCGACATCAAACCCTTCTGGAATTACACGACCCAGAACAAGCGCTACGAGCAACAAGCAGTGCTCGGCAACAAGTTCACTAAGCACTGGTGGACCTCGCGCCTCATCGACCTCAAGTTCTGCGACTGCATCAAGTACGCCGAGGTCGCGGGCTCGGGCTACGCTCACCTCTTCTACAACGAATTCACGGGGGATAATGACTGTTCGCCTGAGGATCCGCGCGATTGCCTCCCTATTCGTCCGCCGAACAACATCTCCATCCAGGATGCGATGGGGCTAATCGTCCGCCGCGAGCGTCCGCTCAATTACCTCCGTGCCAAATACCCCCGCCAATGGGACCGTGGCCTAATCAAAGCCGACCGCGACATGTCCGCAGCGATGATGGAGAAAGTCACTCGCGCTCAATCCACGATGCAGCGGATGGGCTTCAGCGGGTTCATGCAGAACCTGTGGGCGTCGCTCGGCGGGAAGCCCGCGGCGCACATGACCATTCCCTCCGCAGACGTATTCACGCTGCACGTTCACGATCTGCGGCGGAACGAGGGCGCTTCGCGCGTGTGGGTGGGGGAGGGGACTCCCGAGAAGCATCCCAATTGGTCCTACTGGGTAGACCCCGGCGACCGTCTCTATCCTCGCGGCCGCACCATCACCTTCACTCGCACTTGTGTCCTCCGCGACGGCCCGAATATCTACTGGCACGGACTCTTCCCTATCGTCAAGATTCCCTTGGACCCATGGCCTTGGACGTGGCTGGGCAAGCCCCCCTTGATGGACATCCTGACGCTCCAAGATGAACTCCACCGACTCCTGCGCGGCGTGAGCGACCATAATCAAAAGGTGTTCAGGCCCGACCTTATCGCTGACAAGAACGCTATCTCTCGCGCCGCGATGGCGGCGATCGACACGCGCAAGGCCGGCTTGAAGCTCCGCACCAATCCAGTAGCCGGGAAGAACGCAGAGCTTCAGTACGCTCAGCCTCTCGACCCCTCCGTCCAACTGGCTATCCAAGACCTCCGCGACGAGATGGACAAGATCAGCGGCGTCCGCGACATGCAGCAGTTTATGAACCTCGGCCAAATTCCATCCACGGAAACGGTCGAGAAGATTCTCGAAGCGATGTCACCTGCTATCAGGATGCGCTCGCGAGTCCTCGAAGCATCGCTCCGAGAGTTCGCGATGATGTCCCTCTCGAATGTCTTCCAGTTCTACACTCTCGAAGACCGGATGGCTGTGCTCGGCGACGAAGGGATGACCTTCGAGGACGCCGACAACGACGCTGGCACGATGATTCCCGCCTACATGAGCCAAGAGCACCAGAAGGAAGGGAAGAACGTCGAGCGCCATATCCGGGCGAAGTGGTTCCTCAAGCAATTTACGTATGACGTGGCGCCGGGCTCGCTGCTGAGCGCGTCTGAGGTGACGGACAAGCTCCTTTACATCCAGCTTATGAGAGCTGGATTGATGGACATTTGGACATTGTTCGAGAAGCTCGGCATCCCGAACGCGGGCAAGGCTCCTGATGGTGCCATCACCATCACCGACCGCCTCATCGCCCAGAACAATATGGGGCTGACGCCTCAAGTAAGCACCACCGGCCGCAAAGCCTCCGGCGAAACGATGCCTAAAATGGGCGGAGCTGGGAAGATTACGGAGTCCAAGTGAGATACTTCATCGGTCAATCCGACATAGATTGGAGCGACAGCCGCTGGAAGTATAAGTGCTCTCGGAATATTCCCTTGCGTCGTCGCGTCGGATTCATCGGGCTGTTTGACCGCAACCTGCAAAAGTTCATCTGGTTCCGCATCGTGCGAAAGGCGCAAAATCGGTATGGCTATATTGTTGAGCGTAACCAGCCTCCTATAGCCTATTGGAAGAACGCGATTAAGTTGGAGTCCAAGTGAGCGACCCCACTCGCATCGACGCAGGCAAGAACGACCTCCGTATCGAAATCGTCATCAACCCTCTCGCCAAGACCGTCTCCATCACCGAGAACGTCCACGACCCAATCCTCTTCGCCTACCTACTCGGCCAAGCTCTCCAGACCTACTCGCAGCGTCAGATGACCCGCAAGGCCGCGCTCGCAGCGCTCCCGACGAATGGCGGCTCATCGTGAACGTCGTGAACGCGGTTGATTTCCCAATTGATTCAGACCAATCTATCGATGTTAGCGGGAGGACTCCACCATGCTGTATGAAGCCCAGGTAACAATTGCATCCACCGGAACCGCCGTTCAGCTCTCGACAACGCGCGCCGCCGCGACATGGGTCCAGGTCCAGTCCCCATCGACCAACAACGCCACGGGAGTGACGCTCGGCGGATCCGATGTGACCGTCGCCTCTGGGCTGAAACCGGGCGTAGTCATCGCCCCAGGCGGCACGCAATTCCTCCCTGACGTAGGCACACCAGGGGCTTATAGCCTCTCGACTATCTGGGTGAACGGCACGACCGGCGACAAGGTCAACGTCCTCTACTTCCGAAGGTGACATTATATGCGGCTACGATTCTTAATCACGGCTCTCATAGCGACAATCTGCACGCTTCCTGCGAGGGCGCAGTACACGCCTCCGGGTGGAGGCACAAGCGGTGGTGGAACAGGCTCTCCAGCACTCCCCGCTACCGCGAACCTAGTTGCCTTCAATCAATTCCTCGACGGCTCCGGCACCGTGATGACCGATTCATCCGGGGCGGGTAATACCTGCACGCTTGGCGCATCCACCGCGGCTCCGACAGTGAACTCCGTAGCCACTGGCGGAGGGTTGACATTCGCCGCTGCCAACAACCAGTTCTGTGCGTTCCCGGCAGCCCTAAACACCGCCAAGAGTTTTATGGCGGCTATAAGTTATCAGGTTGGTGTAACGCCCGGTCCACGATATGCGGGATTGATAAATGAGCAATTCCTAAGCGGCAGCGGCGCGGTTGCGAGCAGTTTGAACTGGGAGCTTTACAACCTCTACACCACGGATGCTTGGTCGCCCGGAAGTCAGGCGGCTTCTCATTTCCGTACGCAGGGAACGACCACCACTTCGTGGAACGCTTCAAGCTCCTGCAATTTTCTTGGCACGGGCATTATCGGCCTCACGCTCGACACTAGCGACACTTTTTACATCAATGGACAACCCTGCCTTAATCGAGTGACCGGCTCAAGCCTCAACCAGCAAAGTACAGGTGTGTTGCAGCTTGGCGGTTCCGGCACGCTCGCCCAGCCAGCCAGCCAGCAATTTGGCGGAACTGTTTATTGCTTCGCGGCGTGGAGCATCGTCTTAACGCCCCCGCAAGTAGCGCAGGCTTCGCAAGCCCTTCAATCTTCCTGCCTCACGCAGCGCGGCATCACGCCATTTCTAGGCGGCGCAACGAGCGCCACTGCTACGCTCCAAGACAACCACGATTCCAACGTGCTAGAGGGGGATTCGCTTTTCGCTGGCATCAACATTCCCTCGCAAGGAATCAACGGAACTCCGGTCAGTACGGCGGATACGGCCATCGCTGGGTCTGGAACATGGAGCATCCTCGCCCGATTTCCTCTCAACGACGTTCCGCTTTATCGGGCCGGGGCGAACCGCAATACGTTCATCGAATGGGCGGGAACGAACGACCTCGCACAGTCGGTCAGCAGCGTGGCTGGAAATTTGTGTGCAACGGCTCGCGTTGCCGAGCAAGTTGGATTTAACACCTACTTTGCCACGATGATTTCGCGTACCGTGCAAGAGACATTCCGCGACAATCTAAATCCTTTCATTCGCCAGTACATTCCCTCCTGCTCCAAAACTTACACGGGCATCATGGACTTGGGCGCAAACACGCATCTTGGCTGTGATGGTTGCAACTCCAATACGACCTATTTCAACGTAGATGGCGTTCACATTACCCAGTTCAGCGCGACGAACATCGTCGGCCCTTACTACGTCTTTGCCTTCAACCGGGCGAACGGCAACCGGGTAGGCTCTCCCAGCTTCAACACCTATACCGGAACCGGCTTGGGCATCCCCACACTCTTGCAGTCGGTGGATTGCACGGCATTGAGCGGAACGAGCGTCACCTGCACGCTTCCGTGGAACACCACAGCGGGCAGCCTGATTACGGTAGTCACGAACTGCGTCTCCTGCGCCAGCTCTGCGATCAACACGCCAACGGACAGCCAGGCGTTGACCTATACCTCCATCACCGCACAGAGCGCCTACGTTGCCGGTGCTTTGATGCGGGCGGCATTTGCTCCAAACTCAACGGCGGCGGCAGAGACAGTCACGCAAACGCTCACGGGCGGCGCTCCCTCGAACATCGAAATGACCGTGCAGGAATGGAGCGGCGTACTGACTGCGGCTCCGCTCGACGTGTCCAGCGCCATCGCAACCGGCACCAGCACATCACCGTTGACGGTCGGCATCACAACCACCGTATCGGGCGACCTGCTCTTTGGCTATGGGGCAATCTTCAACACCAGCACTGGCGGCCTAGCAAGTTACGGAACCTACTGGCAGCCCACCGCTCCGCTCGTTTTAGCGAACGACGTTCCTCCAGTCGCGGGAATGAGCAGGGTGACAGGTGCGGCTGGCAGCTACACCACGGGCGCTACCCTCTTCCAACTGAACGGCGCGAATCCTCAATGGGGCGCGGGCGCGGCTGCATTCAAGGCCACGACAGCGACTTCCACCTTCCAGCTTCAGGCAGCGGACATTTACGCCGAGTGCGCTCCGAACGGCACAAACAACGTAGTGCTGATTCTGCCCGATGGAACGCCCATGACGGGCGGCACCATCACCATCAAGAATGCCCAGACATCCGGCGCGGCAACCTGCGTTGTGAATGCTCCCACACCCTATGCAACCGGCGTACAACAGACGATTGACGGCGCGACCTCTGTCACGATTGCGAACAAAGCGACAGCGGTATTCAAGAGCAAGTACAGCTTCACGGGGACACCGGGGACGAACTTGGTGCCCGTAATTACGTGGGAGCAGCTTCAGAACAATTAGGGAGAGCAAGATGCGGGAACTTACGAAGCTTAAAATCTTTTTCATCGCACTGGCTGTAATTGCGATTTCGTCCATTCTGTTCATAAACCGGGACCGCCTTTCCGCCCAAAACAACTGCTCCAGTTCTACGCTTTGTGCAACTTCCGGTAGCATTGGAGGCGGGCTTTTGGCTGTTGGCGCTTCGGCTTCTGGCACAGTCACCGTGACCGGAGCTGGAGTCGGAAGCATCTGTTTTGCTCAACCTTCGGATGGAAGCGACATGATAGCTCTGGGAGCAATCCCATCTTGCACTGTTACAGCGCCAAATACAGTGGTGGTACGCGTCTTGGCTGTTATCACGCTCACGCCAGCCGCAAAAACGTACAACATTAGAGTGGTTCAATAGGATTGATGAACGGGGTTGCACTTTCTCTGGAAGTGAGGTTATCTCTAAATCATGGCCAACGACCCACTATGGATGGAACATGCCGCCGCGAAGATGAAGCGGAAGGGCACCGTGGGCTCCTTTGGTAAAGCCACCTCGAAAAACATATCGAAAGGGCTGGCCAAGGGCGGCAAGCAGGCAAAAAAGGCCGCGTTCGCCAAAGCCGCCAAATCGGTCGCATCGAAATGAGCGACCGAGCCATCATCGAGCGCGTGGGCCACGAACTTAAATCGAATCCGCCGAAGCAGCTCGCTCGAACGGCACGTAAATTCGGAGCCTCCGATGCCGCGAAGCAACGGACGGCCATCCTACTCTCAAAGGCTCGTAAGGCCGGGGCCAACATCCCCCGAAGGAGCAAGTAAATGGGCGGTCACACATACTCTCAGAAGCAATCGAAGACGGTCGTAGGCAGTTCCCCCTCCAATTCGATCGCGACGAAACATGGCAGCAAGATGCCGGGTCTCGGGAAGCGCAAGTATGGCTCAGGCGGGAAGTCCAAGAGTGCTGGCAACGCTCACGGCCCCTTCGGAAAGAAGATGTAGCTCAGGACGAGACCCTAGATGCCCTCAATGGAGACCGACAAGACGCGCCCTTCGCGGCTCGATTCACCACCGCCTCTACCTCCGTCTCTATCGGACAAGAAGGCGCCGGATCTGGCGACGCTCTCTGGGAACCCTCAAGGCACTCCGCCAACGGGCCAGCTCATGCAAGTCGTCTTGGAACACGCTCAGCTCGCGGAGCAGATATTGACCTCGCTCGGACACATGCTCCCCTCGTTCGTCCCCGTCGCAGCCCAATTGATAGCAAGTATGAGACTTGGGGTAATCTCATCCCTGAAGCAGAGTCAGGGCAATCCCCAGCAATCTTTGGCTTCGGGCGCAGGCCCGGCACAGCCCCC